GCGTTATCGCCAAAACCGGATTGTTCTTTATGCATATGTGCTCCTATGAGAGTCGGATGATTGCAGACGTATTAGTGACTGCTGGGAATTGTACGGTGAATGTGTTAGTTGAGGTCTTATCTGAACCAAAATCTAGTACACAAACTGCTGGGTTAGTCGTGCCATTAGCCAAGTAAATCAACGCACCTCTTGCGGTGATTGCACCCGTCCATGCGGCGTTTGTAAAAGATATATAGGCTGTAGAACCAGAGTTACCTGTAGTCGGGACTTGAGAGATTGTTAACGCCTGACCGCCAGCAGAGTAGTTACCACCAGACGCTTCACCCGTGCTCGTGTAAGCAGTGGTGTCTTGGTTTAGTGTGGCTAAGTTGGTGTACAACGCTATGTTGTATGTTTGAGTACCGTCAAACTTGTACACCCCGTCTAGCAGGCCAACTAAGAACGTATTGGTTGTCCAGTTACCTGTGAAGGCCATTATCTAATCCCAGTGTTTTGTGGCAAAGGAGCCTCGCGGTACTGACCACTACGGTAAGCATCGCTACGCTCCAGACCATCTCCGAGGCGTTTAGCCAAGGCTAATGCTTCTTTGTATTTGGTATCGTACAAAACAATCATGTCTTGTTCGCCCTTCATGTAGGTATACGCTTCAACCAGCGAACCATACAAAAGGACGGTGTCAAAGTTATCGCCCAGCCAAGTCTGACCAGAGGCTGTAACGGTAATTGACTCAGGGTAATAGTAATAGTGCAGTTCTACAGAGTAAGACGCATCTGGGGTCGGCCCCACAATAAACGATAGTTCGTTGGTGATTGTGCTGGTGTTAACAGTCGGGCCAAACAACGCGTAGTATTTTGGGATACCCGTATCCGAAGTTGGATTTGGATACGCCTGACGGATGAAGTTCACATCCTTGTTAAGCAGGTATTCATACGCGCCAGTAGCGTCAATCACAGCCAAAGAGTAGGTAGACAAGAAGTCCGTGGGGGTAGATAAGTACTTATTGCCGGAAGTAACGCTCCCCGTCACGTTCTTACGCAACGATGGAAACTGAACAGAGTTGTATATACGCTGTTCAGCCTGAGTAATAAAGCGATTCAATTGGGTCGTTGAAGACACAACTGTGCTATCCGCCAAGGTAGTGGCGGGAAACGTATTTTCTGTATACGTCTGAATCGCTGTTATCAACTCCGTATAGGTCATGCCATTGGGCCTCGTGCCATCAAGCCTTTAGTAGCCGCGCCAGTACCACGGACTTTGATGCCGTCGGTCTTAACCTTTTCGTCACCAGCAGAGATGCTGTACTGTCCTACGCTGACATCAGACGTGTCTAGTCTGCTACGGTTTGGCTCTTTGCCGGGGTTCTCTTGAACCTTAACGCCTTTGCCAGACATGTTGTGTGGTTGGGCGTAGACACTGGCTGAGCCAATCTCTTTACCGCCTTTTTTCATACTAAAAGTAGCCATTATTTGCCCCTTTGATTTGCGACACGCGCCATGTTACGACCCATAGACTTCATCATTTCGCCAGTCACGCCACCCTTTTTGAGCTTAGTCATAGGCTTGCCGGGATGCAGTTTCTTCTCATGCTTGTGCACGGCACCTGCGATCATCTTCTTGTCTTGTTTTAAGTCTTTCTTGTCCATCTTCAACTCCTAAGTTGTTACTACTGTGACTGTACCTAATTGCACCGATAAAGCCAAGTCGTTTGGCGTCAATGACGCATCAAAACTACTCGACCCGCCTACTGGTGCCCAACCCCATTGGAAGATTCGGCTACCACCTTCATTTGTCCCTGTGCCACTTTGTGTAGTGCCACCGCTCACATTCGTCTGCACCCCGTTGTTACCTGAGAGAACATAACTCCTATCAGGGCGAGGATTCCTCAAAGCCTGTGGGTCGTCCACGGGGAACATACCCAACTGCAACTGCGGGTGGTCTGGGTCCCAACACTCTGGGCACACCAACAAGTTGTAGTTCTTTAACTTGATAATCTCAGTCTTCAGAACTTTCAACTTAAACCGCTGGTCGCAACGATCGCACTGCGCTATCGCGTATTTGCCAGAAGCAAAACGATTACCCACGACTACCTCCCGATGTAGGTCTGTCTAGGAACCAAACGCAATGCTGCCTTTTCATGATCTTCATATGCAGCAAGTTCCCATGCCTCGTCATATTGAGCTTTCAACATAACTAAACGCTCCATACCTTGCGGTATTTTGCCAGCGATGTAGTACGACAGACCAGCCGCCATACAAGGAATAAATCTAAACGGCACGTCCATGATGTTCACACCGCCACCAGCATCCTGAGTGCGGCGTAGACGCCAATACACAAAGGTGTACTCCTGCGAGTTGTCAGGGGTAGGCCAAACAGTTATGGCTGGCACTTGTTGCCAGTACACAGTAGCCGCAGCCGTATGAGCCGCTGCAATGGTGTTTTGCTGACCACGGAAGCAGTTGTACAGCGTGCCGCTAATAGCGTTTGTGTTCTGCGTGATGTAGCCGTAATTGATAATCTCGTTATCAATCTTTACAAACCCTGATGCGGGTAAACCCGTAACATCGCTCAATACGATTGAGGTGGATGTAGACGTGATTGTTGTAGTCAGAGTAGAGGCTACAGGCGAAGTCTGCCCGTTGTAGCGCTGAATCCAAACCTGAATAGGTCTGGCTTGGGTTAACTTGTTTGGGATTGTGGCGTATGTAGAAACACTAATACGCGTGATTGTCAGGTCGGCTTGGTTAGCCGTGTTGTTTGCGTCCGTACGAATCAAATGCTCAAGCAAGTCAATCGTATCGTTTGGCAGGGCGTATGTGTTCTGACCGGGAACCAGCGTGATAGACCCCGGCTCGATAGTCCACATATTGATGCCACGATTTGCCCAATCAGCAAACATGATGTTGAGGCTACGACGTGCAGTTCGCAGGTCATAGCCCGTGCGTAGTTCGCTACCGGCGCGTTCAAACGCCTCCTCGACCAACTCGGTGAGGTCGAGGTTAAAGCCGTATGCGCCAGATGTATTAGCCATTATTCTTCAGAAGTAGATGCTTTAGCTTTTTTAGCTTTAGGGGCTTCTTCTACAACCACGGGGGTGGGGACTGAGAACTGACCAGCAACTTTGGCTACTAATGCTTCTAGTGTAGGGTCCAAAGCGCCATACAAGTTATGGTATTCATTAGCTTTAGAGCGAAGAGCATCAAGAATGATTGCGTCTTCTTCGGCAGTTAGAGTGAATTGAGACATGATTTTCCTTTACTTTGCGGTTTTTGCGGAGTTTATGAACGCTTGAGACGTTGGCGCACCTTTGCTACCAACTCGGCGCATTTTTTCACCAGAGCCTGCAGCGATTCTTTTACGCTTTGCGTTGATATTTGCATAGAGTCCTACCTTTCCGCCTTCGGCGTATTGTGTAAAGTCGGTGTCATCCCTTCGGGCAGTTTTCTTGCCTTTGGGCATTTTGGAAGGGCGTATAGCGCCCATGCCGCGACTGGACATCATAGTTACATCATCTTCCCACGGGTTTTACCCTTAGTGCAGCATCCATCTGCACGGGAAGAAGCAGAACCCCCAGAAGCTTTTTTAACTACCTTTGGGGCAGGTTTAGGTTCTTTTTCAACTTTGATACCACTACCGGGCTCTGCTGGTTTAGGGCCTGTACGGACGGGTTCGTCTACAGGGGTGTAATCGGGGTATTTAACGTCAGCCATGATTAGCACATCTTTCCACGGGTTTTGCCTTTGGTAGCAATACCATCAGCGCGTTTAGAAGCAGAAGAAGCCATGCCGCCAGAGGCCATGTTCTCGGTCTTGTACTTGCGACTACGTTGTGAACCACCAAAAAGACTAGATAAAAAGCCTGTATCTTTGCCAGCGGCTTTGTCACGCTTAGCTTGCAGATACTCCATAGCTTGTTTATCTTGAAAAGAAGGTTCGCTAGATGAGCCAGTTGCTTGACCCGCTCTACCAACTTTGGAGGTTGATTTGGCAGCAGGTGCGGGGGTAGATCGCCCTTCATTACTATAGTCAGGGTTTTTAGCGGTTGATTTAGTGGACGCGGCTTTTGGCTTAGCGGTTGCAGCTTTGTCTCGCATAGACTTAAGCATCGCTTCGCCTTTAGCTTCATTAGCAATAGCCTGAGATTCTTCAGAAGAATTGGCTCGTTCTAACGCGCCTTCATCGTAGGCTGCTTTCATTCCGGAGTTGCTATCGTCGCTTGTAACGTAGCCTTCTTCGTTGTAACGCTTAACTTTTTTCATGATGATTCCTTAGCAATATTTCTTAGCCATACCGCCAGACTTCATGCCCTTGTTTCCGGACATAGAAATCTGCGTACCTTTGGTCTTACCCTTAGAAGCAACGCCATCAGCAGCTTTGTGTCCACCAGATAGCCCACCAGCCGCCATCTTCTTCACGGGTGCGCCACCTTTTTTCATACCCATCATGCTACCGGGCATCGTGGGTTTAGCCATAGGAGTGGGCTTCTTCATGCCGTCCTTAGCCGTGCTCATGCCGGGTTTCATCGTTGGTTTGCCCATTTTTGTAGCCATAGTACTTCCACCTTTTTTTAAAAGTGCCGCTGCACCGTGATCGGTCTTTGGCTTGTTTACACCCTGACGATCAACCCTAGTACTATCACCAGAGCCAAATTTCATACCTTTACTTGCCTCGCTAAAGTCTTTCCCAACAGATTGGGGGACACCAGCTTTCTTGGCAAACCCTTTGTTGTGGGCTACCGCGTCCATGAATTTCTTCTGTTTTTCGCTTGTTGCTGGCATGTTAGACCTTAATAATCCAGCCCTTGCCAACAAAGAAGCCGACAACCAACAAACCAACACCAATCAGAAACTTCTCCACAACAGTCTTACCAATCTTTTTGTAAAACTCTGAAGACATTTCCTCGATAGCGAGTTTTGCTGCTTCTTTGGCAATCAGTCGTTCGCGGTCTGTCAATTCAATATCAGACATTAGCATATCCTTCCTTTGGTCTTACCCTTCTGGGCTATACCATCTGCGGAGTTCACATACCCGCCATCAGCGCAGTTCCACGCTCTTAGACTCTTGTTAATCCTAGAGTTCGGGTCGTTCGCTGTTTTTGCGGATGTCAGTTTCTTTTTCATCCCACTCATACGAGCGCAAAAAGAGTCGCGCCTTGAGCCGCCCTCGGGTTGCGGCGGTTTCAAGTTGTGCCCTTCGCGTTTCGCAGAGGCTCGCCCCTTGGCGTTCAGCCCGCCGTTGGGGTTCTTGCCTTCCTTGCGTGTCCATGCTGGGCTAGCCATAGAACACCGTAATAGATGCGCTGGTTGGTAGGACTACATAAAACCCGTTTTCAAACAAAATGCCTTCTGCGGGAATTAACGTAGCAATAACGGCGGTGTTAGTTGTGATGTGCAGGGTTAAAGAGTTCCTACCAGCATTTGTAGTAGCGTTATCGTAAAACTGAATTTCTCCAGCCGTGCCACCGGGGGCTACTTGATAACCGCGAACTCTAGTTCTACCAGCATACCCTACACCGCTTGCGTCTAGATGGACGGCTTTTACGTCTGTTTGCATCATAATCAATCTCCTTGTTTAAAAACAAGGGGCCGAAGCCCCTAGGACTGATTAGTCAAAGTTACCGTATGGGTAAGTAGTAGTTGTACCAATGTTGCCATCAGGCTGTGTATAGCGAATTGTGAAGTAGTAAGTACCACCTGTAATCGCTACGTTAGTGCCGTTGATAGACGCTACTGTGAACACCACTTGAGACAAAGGTGGTTCGCCATTTATCTGGATGATGTCGGTAGAAGTAGATTGTTGGTTAGCCAACTGAGTTGCAGTAAACGCGTTGAATGATTGACGACCCACTGCTGGAGAAGTTAATACTGCTGTTTGCGCGTATGTGCAAGTACCTGCGGCAGCAACATAGTCGTTGCTGACGTTAATCTGGATAGAGGTCAAAGAACCGCTTGTGAAGGTAGTGATAACACCAATATCAACGAAGATATCGTTGATGCGGCTACCTGCTGGGAGGTATGCCACAAAGCCACGATACACGGTAGCAGAGTCAGCAGGGATGCTGGTTGCAGTGTATGTAGTAGAAGTGCTAGGTGTGTAAACAGTTGTTACGCTGTTAGGGATACCGTTTGAGTCAACAAAGATACCAGAAGAACCACCAAAACCAGCAGTGTTTGCTGTGGTGTTAGCAATGTTTAAAGTTGCTGATTGAACGAGGCTTGTGTAGCCTACGTTACGGAAAGCGCCAAAGCGCTGTGTGCCCGAAAGAATTGGGCCTTCAAATGTGGAACGTGCCATGACAAAAGTCCTTATGCAAAAGTAACTCTATCAATCGTTGCATCGTCTGCTGGGGCAGTCCGATAGAGTCAATCACCCAGATGTTTGAAATATACACCATATTTCTACGATGTCAATAAAAAAGGGGGCTTGTGACCCCCTTTCTTTTAGTATGAACCTGAAGAGGCAAACATGCCTAAAGGATCAGACCAGCCGAAGCTGTAACGCTCACGAGCCTTGTAACGCACGTTGCCGGTATCGAAGTCACCGTCCATGCTGTTTTGCAGCGGAGTACGGATAAAGTGCTTCAAACCGTTAGGTACGTCAGTTGTCAAGAACCAAGCGCTGGTGTCGGTCAAGTAATGGTTAATGGTGTATCCCTCTGGGATCGCGCCATTATTCTTGATCGCGTTGATGTCGTTGTTGTTAGTACCAACGCGGAGGCTGGTTTCTAACAGACGAGTAGCAACGAATTGCAGTGCTGGTGGGATGATCAACTTCTTAGGCTTAGCAGCGATCAACAGTCCACGCTCATCAGTCCAAGCAGCGATTTGAATAACGGCGGCTTCCAAAGAAGTCTCGTTCAAGTCGGTTTGAGTAGATGGGGTGTTGCTGTTGGTGCCACCAGAAACCAAAGGATGAGCAGTAGAGAACAAAGGTTGACCGTCACCACCGACATAAGCGGCAGAGAAGCCATTGTTCAAAACAGAAGCTGCCTTGATTTGCTTGGTGTAAGCCATAGCACGAGCCAAACCTTTGGTGTAGCGAGCAGACAAGCTGTCGTACAAGTTATCTTCAATCGCTTCTTCAGTGATTGAGAAACCCAAAGCGATGGTTTCGTGG